TGTAGATCTTTGCCATTCTGGCGTACTGCGCCTTGGTGAGTGGCTTTCCGCTGACCGCAGCAAGGAAATCTCCAACGGCTCCAGACTTATTGCTGACTGAAACCACGTGCGATAACCACTGTGGCAGCGTTTTGCCAGCTATTCCTTTACCTGCCTCGCTTCGCGCAGTCCCGGAACCATCGTCTTGAGGATCTTTCGCTCTGGAAGTAGTTGCGGATGACTTTCCCATTTATCACAAATCTCCCTGTACTCACATGTCGCGTGCGCCCACGATGAAGGGTTAGGATAGACCCCTTTCTCCTGCGCGTCAAGAAACGCCCTCACCGAGATGTAGAGTTTATCTAGCGAATCCTGCCCTCTGCGTGTAACCCTACGATCAACGTTGGGAGCCTTGGCGCTCTTGCTGATGATATTGAACGTTACCTCTGGGTCATGATCAAAGTTTTCGCGAACAGCGAGAACATACGCGGTTGCCTGAATGTCTCCGTGCTCCCTTCCCGCCTCCCACTTCCTCGATGCGGTCTTGTGCTCAACAACATCCTTCGTTGTTGTGATCATGTCCACCTGTGCCTTTAGCTTTATCGGCAACTTGCCAAGTCGGCTGTGCTTAATCTCGGCAAACATCGTGCGCTCAACCGCATGAGCGACCCAAGGGTCACCTTCGGTGAGTGCCGCGCGGAGCATCTCCTGGCCCATCGCCTGCTGACCAATTGGGTCTGCATCCTTCTCTGACATCCAGTCAACCTTGGCAGATTCAATTGCATAGGTTGTCTTATACGCCTCATATGCCTTGCCAAGATCGCCCTGCTTCTTTGCCCCAGCAACTGGCTCGTACCAGTGCTGTAAGCCAGAGTGGACAGCGGTTCCCAGCGCAAAGAATGGCGTGGTCTTGTCGGTCCAGAGACCAAGGCGATACTTGTACCACCAGCGCAGCGGGCAAGAGAGAAACTCTCTTAGCTCGCTAACGCTGATATGTTCTGGATGCCGCTCTTCGTAACGGATCAACTCCATCAGGCAAACTTCGCGCGCTTGTTCTTCCAAGCGTTCTGAAGCAGCCCGCGCTCATTTTCGGTCAAATCAAGACCAGCGATGTCCTGCCCAACCCTCTGTAGTTCAGCGGCATCGTTCGCAACATCAATCGCATCAAGCCAGTTGGTGACAATCGGGCTCTCCTTGATTTCAATGTCGCCAAAGATGTCCTTAGCCGCAGCCACGATTGGATCTGCCTTTGGTGCAGTTCCAGCCTTAGCGCGAATCTCGTCACCAGACGCAACCTTCTTGGAGGGAAGACCGGCCATCACAAGTGCTCGACCAGCGGCGCTCGTCTCGGTGTTCTCCAACTCCGAACCGCGCGTGTATGGCGTGCTGCCTGGGATATTCATTGACGAGTGACCAACCCCTGCCGGCTTCTCGTCTGGGGTCTCACCGCGGAATGCCTGTGCCTTAACAACAACAAGCTTGTCGCTGATGGAGATAATCTCGGTCTCAATCCGGGCGTTTGGATACGCTTCGTACCACGCCCTGATTCGGTCTGCTACTTCTACGTAGTCTGCCGCAAATGCTTTGCGCTTCTCTGGCGCTGCGTTATTTCCGTAAGCCATTTCTTCCTACCTTCCCTTCTTGAGTTCTGCTGCTCTGAGCAGATACTCCCTAAACAACTCTTCCTCGGGAACCCCAAGGAAGTCGCTAATCTTAGCCCTCATTGGCTGGCTCATCTTCACATGCCCAAACCGCAGGTCCCGAAGGTACTGCGGGTGACACTCTAGGTATTTTGCCACGACATCGTGTGGAATGCAAGAGTCGTCAATGATCTGCCAGATGTGTGCGCATGCCGCGCGCTGCATCAAGCGCCACCCCCTCCCCTTTTCCCCACTAAGTTTAGACACCTACCGTGTTAATGTCGTCCGGTGATCGGAGCCACTCCTCACAGGCGAGGCTGATGCCGCGATTAACCCAGAGGCGATCCTCGGAGTCAATGATTTCTCCTGACTCTGTCAGCTCTGCCTCAAGGAGCTCGTGTGCATCCGCAACCACAGAAAGCAGAATGCTTTCCTTTTCGCTTGCCTGATTGTCGCCAAGCGTGGTTGCAATCGCATGAGATTCAAGAGCGGCAACAAAGCAGGACCTGCCGCGAAGCTCCAACTCAATCTCTCGGTTTTCTGTCACTTCTTTACCCTTTCAAGGATCTGATATGCGCGCTGGCGACTGATTCCAAGCTTCCCTGAAATCTCCACCATCGTCATTCCAGAGTCCTTAAGTCTTTGGATCTCCTTCGCTCGGACCTCAAGCGACGCGAGAGCCGAAGTGGAGCGGTGTTTGTGGTTGCACCACCAGCACCGAGCAGCCTCAGGCGACGTGACCTGCTTTCCGCAATTCACGCAATTCGCCATTTGGTCGCTCCTTCCATCTTCATTGACACATTCTATATGGCTCCCATTGACATGTCAAGGGGAGCCGCGTCTTTAGTTATTGACCGTAAAACTTATGAAGGTATTCGTTAAGCAGGGGCCTCCAGACCCTAGACTGCTCCGTCTTCAGCCGATGGTGAAGCCCGCAGAGGGAGACTAGGTTTTGCGGGATAGACGGACCCCTCTTCCCCAGCCCAGACCCGTTGACATGGTCAAGCTCTAGCCCGAACCTATCGGACGGTCCGAACTGCGTACCGCAGAGACCCATCATGCCAATCTTTGGTCCGACACACCCTCCGTCTCTTTTAAAGACCTCCTGGGCGACGGCAAGGGTGACTGGGTCCTTGTGGCGAATCTTCCTTTTGATCTGGGATCGCTTCACTGTCGCCCCCGTAGGTACTCCACCAATTTATCCATTGGTCGCAGCATGCTCTTTGGGGCGAAATAGAAGTCGTCCTCTTTCTGGCGATACTTATCAAACTTGCGCTCAACAGACCACGCGCTTGGTTTTTCAGCAGACATTGCTAGCATCTTCCTAGTTTTCTGGCTCACAAACACATATGCGATTGGGCGCTTTTTTTTGCCATTGAATCCGCTATAGGTGTCAACAATAGCTCTCTCTAAAGGCCAAGAGGATGGGTCGTCGGTGAAGTTTTGGTTAATTGACTTAACCTCAATAACATCTCCATTGGCTAGGATGATGTCTTTTTCGTTTTGCGTGAACTTAGACCACCGGGTCGGGTCTTCTTCAATCTCTAGATCTGGGACTTCGCAGTCAATCCCCTTGCTTCTTAGGTAGTCGGCGACGTACCCGTTGTACTCGTGTCCCTCCCGGTACGCCCTGAAGTAATCGTGACTCATCCGATCCTCCCTTCTTTTCCTTTACTTTCTCAGCCGACATCACTCGGCAGGGAAGACAATAGCACGGCTGTGTGTGATACGTCTTCTCGGCGACCACGGATTATCGCTTTTTCTCTCGGGCCTCAACTTGGCGCATGATCTTATTTGACCAAGCAACACCAGCGTCTCCACCCCAAAGCGCCCATGCAATGCGACCAGCAGAAGGGAACCCAGGCTGTCCTGGCTTAAATCCCTCACCCTGCTTGTCTACTTCATGTCGAGCAAGGAATGCTCTCATCTTGCGAACGCGGGGGATTGTCATTGTGTTACTAATAAGCATTCTTGCAGTTGTCTGACCAGGGCCTATCCCGCCACGTCCGAATTCACGTCGCCAATCAAGACCACGCTTAGCTTCGGACTTGACGGCGGATGGAACATTCAGGCTGATTCCGGAATAGTCTGCTGCGGCATGCTTGCTTGCAACTTCCTCCGGTCCATGAACCTTCGGAACACCAAGTGCCCGGTAGGCATCGCGGGTGTCTGCGTCGTTCTCAATTGCTTCAACGACACGACCGTTTTCCTTAAGGATCTTTGACATCTTGTATTTCTTGAATTGCAGACCAGCACCGGCTGGGAAGTCGCTCAAATGAACGACATCGTGTGGGATGTCATTCTCCTCAAGCCATTCACGAGTCTCCTGCAGTCGCTTGATAGATCGAGCACTGACAATGAAGATTCTGTGGTTGTCTGACTGTCGTCGCAGATAATCTGCAACCACTTCGTTGACCTGATCGCTTCCATCTGATGTCGTCAGGGTTCCGTCAATGTCAGCAACAATGATTGCGTCACCAGCCGCCTTCGTCTCATCAATTTCAATGGTCAGCTTGAGAGAGTTCTCAAGGTCGGATGGATTCTGATTTGGCGGGTTGTTGGACCCAGGATCTGGCTCCATATCTTCGCCATCTGGGATTCCGCTTGGGTCTGAGTCATCTGGGCTTGGTGGCTCGTTAACGGAGCCGGTGCCAAAGACAACCTTCTCTAGGTACTCTGCGTAGCGGTCCGATGGAACGTATCCCTTTGGTGTCTGGAAGAGAATCTGATCGCCAATCTCGCCGATGCCATCCTGACCCCGCTCTCGGAGCGCATCGTTGATTCGCAGCCAAGGAAGTCCGCCAAGCGCCATCTTGTTGTATTCGGCAATGTTCTGCTGCGCGGTTCGCCCGATCTCGGTAAAGACGAAGCGAAGGTCGGTGTCGTATCTGGCAACAACCTCTCGAGT